TCAGTCCACTTAACATCCACTGGCATTGCTGCTACTAACTCTTTGTACTTCTCAGCAGTGATGTCCTCATACGGAGCTTGTTGATATACATGATCACTAAATGGCAACAAACTAATACCACTACACAGTTCGAAGTTATCCCATATCCACTGAGCTATCTGCAAGAACTCGCTATCAGTATAATAAACAGTGATGCTTGGTTTGTGTTCGCACCAGTGGTTCTGATATGCTTTCCAAAGTTCTAGCTGCTGCATAGCACCCACCTGAGACACTGTGACGCTTGTGTCAGGAGCTTTAATAGGGAAGCTAAAGACAGCAGACGAAGGACTCATCAGGTCTTGCTCTACAGGGAATCCTCTGTTTGACATAAACTCTGCAAGCGGGTCTTTCTTATCGCTACGAACTCTGCGAATGTAATGCTTAGAGAAGCGAGGATGGATGCCAGAAGCACTATCGACAAGCTGAGATACAGTACCGCTAGGCTTAACGCATGTAATAGCCGCAGACTGGTTAATGCCAAGTTTCGCAGCCCATTCCTTGTTAGTGTCCACGCATACATCTCTAACTTCCTCTAGCCACTTGCTCAAGTCCTTTGACTCGCCTTTGCTCAATAGGTAGTGGTCCATAATACCTGTCATGCTAACGCCCAGCAGAGCCTCTTCCTCAGTGTTTCTCTTCCAAGCACTACGCAGGTATCTAAAGTCTGTTAGCGTTGCTTGCAGCGTACCAATGATAGAAGCAATCTCAGCCTTAGCCTTTAGCGTCTTTAGCGTATCGTCTGCGCGTACAACGATCTCTGACAGGTTACAGAACTGATTACTGCGTAAGATGATCTCAGAGCAAGGGTTAGTACCAAAGTCCTGATCAGGGTCTCTACGTCCGTTACGTGCTGCTATCTTCTGTGCTGCTACACGACTGAAGATACCACGCTCACCTGCCTTAGACTCGTACATGTTCTGCATCTCGCCTAAGAAAGCCTCAAAGTCTGGCTTCTCAGTGTACGCCACAGAGTTGTTAGCAAGTCTACGCTGCCCTTCGTTCTCCCACCAGTTACCATTCTTAGCTTTAGCCATTCGTGGGTCTGATAGGTTAGAGAGGCTGATGAGTGCTGAACGTCTAACACCGCCTACAACAACAATGTCTGCAATCTTACACACAATGTCGTGACACTCTAGGCTGTTGAGCTTACGTCCTGCTGCTTTCTGGAACACAGCAATGCAGAAGTGGAACAGGTCTTCTAAAGGCTCTGGACCTGACGCACGACCACCAAAGGTCTTTAAACGCTCTCCTGCGCCTCTTACCTTGCTAACGTCATACTGAGGTATCTTACCTGCAAACAGCATAGCAATAAGCTCACGGAACGCAGAAGCCCAGCCAATCTTGCTGTCAGACACTACAATGACGCTGTCTGTCTTGTGGAAGGTCTCAGCCACTACTGGAAGCTTAGTGATAAAGTTACGCTCAACACTGAAGCCTACACCTGTACCACACATCAGGACATACATTAGCTCGTCAAAGCTACGCGGTGAGTCAATGGCTAGGTAGCTACAGTTGAATCCTGCTACGTTGTCCTTGTCTAACGCTACTCCTGCTGTCATCATGCAGCGCATAGAAGGCATAACGTCCATGTCATGTATAGCCTTATAGAGCTTCTTAGACACCTTGTCATCTATCTGTCCACGATCTTCCCAGAAGCCAACGTAACGCTGCACTGTCTCTGCCCACGTCTCACGCCTGTTTAGCTCAGGTATCCATCGTGCGTATCTGCTCTTGTGTATAAACTGTTGATACTGATCCATTAGCTATTTTCCTCTGTTACCATATCTGTTAATCTACGTAAGTACCAACCAGCCTTCTGTAAGTCCTCTACCTGCTTGCCTTTGTAGTCATAGCGCCACAGGTACTTCATGCAGTTGCCTTTGAGGTAGCCCTTGAATGCAACACTAGACATAGACTCTTCAATAGCTTCAATACACTCTATGCTGCCTGTGTTGTAATGACTTGGTGCGCCTACCATGTCTTCTTCTTCAGCTAACGTAGCCCAAGGCGCTAGTCCTGTCTTGTTGGTTACTCTATCCCAATCAAATCTTGATGCGTCATTGATGCTCATGTCTAAATTCCTCTTGTAATTGTTCTAGTCTGTCGTTAGCCTTCTCGCTAAAAGCATCTACTAACTCTTCTGAGGTAATGTCTAATATCTCTATGATTGTTAGTTCGTCTAATAGCTTGAGCTTCTCTAGTAAATCGTAGTAAGTGAGAGCCATCTTAGTCTCCGTACTTATCTCTCAAGTAGTTTATACTAACTGGCAGCTCGTCGCAACCACCATTAGCAACTTCGTTAAGCATCCAAATGCCTGACCAGCTACCGTTGGTCTGAGGTGTTAGGTAGTCTTCGTCGTGCTGGTAGAAGATGCCTGAGAACAGTCCCAGTAGGTTAGTTCCGTCTGCCTTACGCGCATAAGCTATGTCGCGGTCTTGAACATGCCCCATAATACAGCTCATATACTTCTTCTGCAACATTAACTTAGCAGAACTAACTGGCCTGCCCATAACACCTGAAGTAAAGTAGTGGCAGTAGGCGATGTCATCAATGACAACAGGTTCCAAAAACGGTACAACTTCAAAGCCCATCTCCTCTAGCATAAAGTCTTTAAAGCCTATGAGACCGTCTAGCTTAGGGTCTGACTCAATGGCTCTTGTTATGCGGTTCTCGTGATTACCAAGAGTAAACACCAGTCTAGGATTCCACTGCTTCCATTTGTTACGCTTGAGTCTTTCCTGCTCACTGTGTATAGGCTCTAAGAACTTACGCATAGCGTCTATGCCAGCGTTAATGTCGTTAACGTAGCGTCTGCCTTCGTAGCTCTTACAGCCAACATCAAAGCTGCTCAGGCTGCTCATGTCCCAATGGTCTCCTATGAAAACAATAACCTCTGGCTTCTTGTCTGCTGCGTACTGACCAGCCCATCTCAGATGATTAGTAGGATTATTAGGTTTAACCTGTGTGTCTGGTATAACTAAATGTTTCATTACTTGTCTCCGTGATTGGCGTAAGCACCGTGTAGCTCTTCTCTGGCTTTACGTACAACTTTGTCAGCTTCTTCTGGTGTGCTATAGTAACCTAAAAATATACGCCTACCTTCTAAATTAATATAGGTAGTCCAGTTTTTATTTTCCTTATCCCACGCTACGCCTTTATATCCGCTTGTGTTATTACTGTTGAGTTTTCTGTTGTGCTGATTCTGTCCTGCTGATACAGCTCTTAAATTTTCAATGCGGTTGTCGGCGCGGTCTCCGTTGATATGATCTAGTGTTTTAGGCAAATAGCCTTTATGCATTAAGTAAACAAGCCTGTGTGCTTTATAAAATTTTGCATTCAATTGTATTACTCTATAACCCTCTGGTACGATTGATCCTGCAATAGCTCCTTTAACTACTTTTTGCTTTCTTATTTTCCAAATCAAGTCTCCAGTTTCTTTATTATACTCAAAAGTTTCCTTCAATAAATCTACAGTTAAATCTCTCATCTCTTTCTCCGCTTGCGTTCTTCTGCTGTCTTTCCAGCATGACATTTATAACACAGCACTTGGTAGCCTGACGCTTCTAGGAACATTCTATTAATGTAGGTGTTCCAATCTACGAAGCCTACTTCTGGTTCTACCACTGGATCAATATGATCTACTGCTGCGTTGTTACGTTTGCGCTTGCGTCCTTCTAACGGTGGTAGAGTAGAGGAGCCTTCTTTCTTACAAGCTTCACACCTGTAGACACCTCTACTTACCCACGCTGACTTCTTAACATCATGCTTAACGCCCCATTTACCGTGAGCGCCTCGCAATGCTGATATTATAAAAGAACGGAAACGTGCTTCTGTCCAACGTCCATTATTCCTCACCTTTAAAGCTCCATATCTCACCTTCATAACGTCTAAGCCACAACAGCCTGCCGTTCTCTAGCACTCTGTCTGCGTCTCCGTCATACATCTCTACACATTTGTCGTAGTACTCCTGCTCTGTCTTGCAGTCTTCTAACAGCTTTGCTGACTTCTTCTCGCCTATGCCGTGGATACCTATTATGTTATCAACGCGGTCACCCATTAGTATTTGACGATAGAAGAACAACATGCCTTCCTCTGGCGTAACGTAGTACTTATCATTCTTGACAAAGTTAAAGTGCCACCCTGCTATCTGGTCGAAGTCTTTGTCCAAGGTGACCATGATGGCTGCGTCTCCGTGAGTTGTGGCCGCTATAGCTATGGCATCGTCTGCCTCTTCTCCCTCAGTAACTATAGCGTCCCACTTCTCGATAAGGTGATTTCTTAAAGCCTGAATATGCTTTGGTTTCTCCTTACCTTTACGGTTAGCCTTATAATCAGCAGTGACAGCGTACTCATTTCTGAAGTTGCCCTTGCCAGTTAGATACAGAGCATAATCTCGTAGTTCCTCAGTAGCTGGGTACTTAGGGTTCTCTATGAGACTAACAACGTAGTCGTCTATCTTTAGGATAGCTTGCTTCTCACTAGCGTCATTACAAGACCAACCTACACGGTAGACCAAGATGTCTGCATCTATTAAAATCACAAGGCTTCTTCCAGAGAAACGTCTACAGCATCAGTGTTGCCCATGTACTCAATGAAGTCAGTGATTACTAGCTTCATAATGCTAGGGCTTCGACCTGCCTTGCCAGAAGGGTTTGTCCAGTCGTAATAGCCTAGGACAGCGGTTGCCTTAGAGCCATTGGCTAGTAGCTTGCCTCTGATCTCGTTACCGTCAGTGTCGTAGATGCGGATGGGGTTTACAGACTTAGCGGTTACGAAGTCGTTGTGGCCTTCCTTGCTGCGTACAGACAAGCCCATCATCTCTAGTGCTTCTTTTCCATCAGCAGACAGCTCTGTTAGGTCTACTTGATACTTACCAGACATCTTATTCTTCTCTTGAAGATTTGCCCACATAATGCCGCACTTGATTGTTACTGGTTTTGCTTCACTCATTATATCACCTTTAAGTAATTTACTATTGTTTTGATCACAATTGATCAGCCTATATTATATCACACTTATTACTACACATCAATGTGTTTCTGCCCAGTTGTTACCTATCTTGTATTCACCATCAAGAGGGCAGCGCATCTCTAGTACTTCTCCAGCGTTCCTAATGGCTCTTACTGCTGCTTTGCCTACTGTTACCGCAAAGTTTTCTGGTACTTCTATTTGAAATTCATCGTGTACGTTCGCTACTAGCTTGTAAGGTATCTTGTATTTCTCTAGCGACTCTGCCAGTAAGACCAACGCTTGCTTCATTACAATAGCTCCTGCGCCTTGCAAGAGAGTGTTTAAAGCTGCGTGTTCGCTCCTGACTCGCAAGCGTCTGCCGTCTAGTGCTGGCAATGTGCCGCCTTCTGAGAAGTAAGCTACACGCTTCCTGAGCTTGTCTAGTGCGGGAGTGTTGCGTAGGAAAGATTCTATGAGCACTTCACCTTCTTTATAGCCACCGCCTACAATCTGACCTATCTTAGCCGCTCCAGCGCCATAAAGAAAAGCGTAGATAAAAGTCTTCGACTGGTTTCTGTTAGTGAGACCAGCAGCTTTCATGTTGTAAGTGTGGATATCACCACTAAGAATCTGCTCAGTGTACGCTGGGTCTTGCATGTAGTGCGCCAGCATTCTTAACTCTAAACCACTAGCGTCTATACCGACTAGCTTGTGATTCTCTGGTACACACCAGAAAGACCTACACTCTTTGCCATACGGTGCTGTCACTGACGGAACCTGCGCCATGTTAGGGCTGTGGTGCGTCATACGGCCTGTCACAGCTCCGTTAGTGATAACCCTGCCGTGAACCCTACCTTCCTTCTCAAAGGACAACCAAGAGTCTATCTGTGCTGCTCTCTTCTGCAACATCAGGTATTCGTGTATGACCTTGGCTTCGTGGATGTCAATGCCTTCTAACACCTTCTCATTAACGATAATAGCGCCTTTGTCTGTCTTCTTCTTGAACTTAACGCCAACACTCTGCAATCTCTCTGCAATTTGCTTGCGTGATCCAACATTGAACTCAGTTACTTTGTCCTTCAGGCGCTTCCCCGTCTTTTCTGACCACCTCTCCTCCACTATTGGCGGGAATACTTCCTGTAGCATCTCCGTTATCTGTCTCATTCGGTGCGTCACGCTCTGCCATAACATAGTTGCCTGCTCTACGTCTAGCATAAAGCCGTTCCGCTCCTGCTGTGCCGTAATGATGTACACCTTCTCTTCTAAATCTACGCATTGCTGGCTAAATCCCTCCTGCTCTAGTGTTGTTGTAAGGTGTTTGTAGAGTCTAGTGGTCAATACTACGTCCTGCTTGCAGTAATCTATCATCTCAGGTGTTAAACCACCGTCATAATCACTAAATTCTATCTTATGATCCCCAAAACGCTTGCCCCAAGCATCTAAACTGTGTCCACCTTCCAATGAAGGGTTCCAGAGCCTACTCATTGCCAGCGTATCCTTGAGTTTGTTAGCAGGTATCACTAAATTCCACACTTTCTCCAGCACTGGAGCGTCAAAACCTATGATATTGTGACCAATAACGGCTTTTGAGTCACGTAATACAGGTTCTAGTGTGTCGGGAGCGGTGTGAGTCATCAGATTACCTGTTTCCACGTCCTGAGTCACTACTACCCAGATGGTGTCGTGGCTTAGATTCGTTTCTATGTCCAATGTAATCATAATACTGCCCTGCCGTAGTCTTCTTGTTGCTGTACCTGTCAAAAGGATTGCCCTGCTTAGCTTCTTGCTTGGCCTCTTGCCTCTCCAGTACCCAGTTACTCATCTTGCTCATTGTCTGCCTCCAGAATACAGTCTGCTTCGCTTTTAAGGTCTTCTCTGTCAATAGTATCAACATCTTCAGCAGTGTAAAAGGCGCAATCATTGCATAAATCCAAGTAATCACCATTCTGTGCTGATCTACGAGTTGATTCAAAATCCGTTAGGTTCTTATTACACGCTAGACATCTCATTATAGGGCTTCCTCTCTAATTTCGTTCATTCTACCTGTCTTCTGATCGAATAGCAACCCACCAGCTCTGCCTGTAGTACCACAAAAGCGGTTCTTGAGCACTCTGACGTGCGTTGTGTTCCTCTCTATAGGGTCATCAGCCTGTCCGTTGCGCTCTAGTCCTATCACCATGTCTGAGAGCTGTGCAATGCTTGCAGAACCTCTGAGCTGTGACAATGAGCTTACAGCGCCTTCTTCGTGGCCTTTGCCATCAGGTCTCTTGAGGTGGCTAACCATAAACAACGTGATGCCAGTCTCTTGTACTAACATCCTGAGCTTGGTGCATATCTCGTCTAAGGCTTTTCTCTCGTCTCCGTTGCTCTGAGCACTGACTACAATACTGACGTGATCCAAGAAGATATACTTTGTATCTAACGCCTTTGCCATGTAACGACAGCGGGCAATGATGTTATCGACGCTGGTGCTGCCGAAGTGGTCAAACAGGAACATCCTCTGCGTCCCCATAGTGGCCTCAAAAGCCTCGTAGCGTTCTTCTTCTGTGCTCTCTACGTCTGGCAGGTGTAAAGGTTTGTTGGCTGCTAATGACATCATAGACAACGCTGTCTTTCTTGCGTTCTCTTCTAGAAATAACAGGCCAATGTTCTTATCTGTGCTCTTGAGTATCTCCCAGACTACCTCTCTAACAAACTGAGACTTACCTAGTCCAGAGCCAGCGGTGATTGTCACCAGTTCAGCCTCTCTTATGCCGTAGGTTAGCTTGTTTAAGCACTCCCAAGGGTACATAGCTGCTGCCTTCTCTAGAGGCTTGTTAACCTCTTCCCAGAGCGTAGCACCGTTAATGATACCATCAGGTACGAATCTCTCTGCTGCCCAGAATGCCGCTGTAAACTCTTTAACATTGTCATCCATCAGGTAATCGTTAGCATCTTTGTATTGCACTGGGTGTTTCATTACCGCTGATTTACCGCCAAATAACTCTGCAACCTCTCTAGAGGCTTTTAAGCCTGCCTCGTCGCTGTCGAAGCATACAATAATGGCGTTGAAGCTATCTAGGTACTCGTAAGCCGCCTTACAGTCCTTCAGGGCGCTCTGTGCTCCGTTCCTGATGCTGACACAAGGGTACTTGCTGCCTTGCATCTGGTAGGCTGCTGCTGCGTCGTACTCGCCCTCACAAATAGTGATGTACTTGCCGCCACCGTTGAACAGGTTTTGACCAAATAGCCCTGCATCCTTCCAGTCGCCCATAGTCGTGAACCGCTTGTCTGCCTGTCGCACCTTTGCTGCTATAGGCGTGTTAGGGTTCTCTGCGCTGTAATAAGAGAAATAGGTTTTCTCTGGAGTGTCAAGAATGCCGTAGGTTTGCACCGTCTTGGTGGTCAAGCCTCTGGAAGGGATGGCGTTATAACGTCCGTTAGTTAAAAGCTTATCAAGTAACGCCAGCTCTCTGTCATGCTCCATAGGTGCTGCTTCTGCTTCTGCGTTGTAAGGTACTTCTATCACAAATTCACCATTAGTAGGTTTACTATAAACACCGCAGCTATGGCAATAACTGCTCCCGTTCTCGTTCTTCTGCAATGCATCGCTTGAACCGCAATCGTCGCAAGGCAAATGCGCGTCATGGTAACCCATCAGAGCACCTCCACATAAACACGACCATAACTAACCAGACACAACGGCAAGTGTAAGATCGTCCCTTGAAACAACATAGACTCCAGCTCGTCGGTTTCAGTATCCCAACAAACTACTGGCCTGCTCTCTGAGAACTCTAGGTCTATACCTACGCCCAGCCTATACTCTATTGACAAATGTCTACCAAAAATAATCATTTTATTCTCTCTCTCTGTTGAACACAAAGTCATATTCTGACGACTCTGCTATGAATTGAACAATCTCTTCACTCGACACTCTATAGAACTTTGCAGCATCTTGCAAGCTCATTACTCCGTTAGCAATGTCTTCTGATGCTTTAAACACTGCCTGAACTTCTGGGTCTAGTGTTCCCTCCGTCATGTACCGCTTAAACATTACACTATTCTCCTTGTTAGCCATTCTTGACTCTTATGGTCTAGTTTGCTCTCTAGCCTAGGCCATATTATAGAGCGCTCTTTGACCTTTATATCGTCCTCGATTAAAAAGTCTCTTCTACCTACTCGACGGTGCAGGGTGCTAATGTTAGTGCCTGTTATTGTCGCTATTTGGCTCAATGTATACCTAACATTTTCCAACATGCGCGGGTGTTTGGTTCTATTCTCTACTATTTTCTGGTTTCTAATCATTTTCTATTTCACCTTTAATTTTATTGTTTTTTCTGATACCCTAAAAACCTTCACAGTATCACAAACGCTTACAAGCAACCGCTAGCGTTCCTCAAGCGAGAACCCCTCCAACAATAACTGATCTAAGACAGCATCTTCTGCTTTAGTTTCTGCGAGTCGCAAAAGATAGTCTATTGCATTCTCTCTTACAAATCGTCCTAGTTTCTCATCCTCTTCTTTTAAAATGTAGCTTCTTACTGTTTCTAAATAGGCGCTTCCATCGCCAGAGACGCTATCAACTCCAGTTGCTTCGTTTAATATGTTGTCGTCGTCGATCAACGCTTGCGGCATAGTATAGAAGGCTATTTGGACAGCTTCGTCGTCTACTCTACGTTGATATTGTTCTTGATCTATTAATTTTCTCATTGGTTCTCTCTCTCTATGTTGGTTTAAAACGTGACTTTACCTAATTCTAGCGCCCTACGTCAAATGTTTATTTCGTTATCTTCTTTATAGTCCCTCTATTACGGGAAACAGGTTTAAAGGCTCTGTATTGCGTTCTAACGGCGTTTATAGCATTCTAGGTGCTAGGGTACTGGTTAGGCGTTTATGGTCTTAAATCGCCATTGTTAACTGATAGGCATAAAAAAAGCCTAGCTTCTATACTAGGCTAAATAGTCCGTAATGGCTCCTATGCTACCTGCTCTATATGTCTATGGTGCATATAGCGCCCCATGCTAATCAGTGTTTTAGCATCGTCTACGTCTAGCCCGTGATGCTCTGCCATTTTTTCTATAGTCAGGTAATTATTGAACCAGTCTAAATAGAATTCTCTCAGTTGCTTATTCATCATGCCACCTCATTATGTATTTAGCCATTCATCATAAGTTTTTAAGGGCTTTCCAGTGGTAAAGTCAATACCAGCACCATCGTCAGCAAAGGAAAGGTAAATCTGATACTCCGAATCATTAGAACCTCGCGCCTGTGTTTGCCAATCTTGGTTATATCCTAGTTCCATTATTTAACCCTCGTAATAGTGTATTCTTTAAAGCCTGAAGCGCGACCCGCTGCATGCGCTCCAGCCATTGTTGTATAGTATTTGCTATAATCAAACATGTAGTAGTATACCCTGTACATTATGCCACCTCATCTATATATTGTTGATGCGCATCCCTGCCTATGCCTATCAGCACCCGTGCATGTACCACGTCTAGCCCGTGATGCTCTGCCATTACTTCCACTGTCAGGTAATTATTGACCCAGTCCAAGTAGAACTCTCGTATTTGCTTATTCATTACTTCACCGCCTCCTGCGTGTATTTAATAGCTACACAGGTCTGGAAGTCATTATGCGGGTAAGCACCTACATTGAATGTCTGACCTATGAAGTAGCTCTCAGCGTCTAGCTGTGATGCCTTCGCGCTGTGTGATGTTCTGTAATTATATTCGGGATCGTCAAAAATGACTTGAACGCTATTCACTAGATTAACTCCTCAGTTGCATTGTTTAATAAATCCATAGCGCACTCTAGCGCCTCGTGGTCTGTTTCAATACCATAGCAGGTGAAACAATGATAGTCTATCCATTCGCCGCCTATTGGCGTTTGCAGGTTAAACGTGCCGCCTTCGTTCCATTCTATGCGTATATGGTCGCCGTTGTGCTCTATTTCCCAATGTTTCATGTTATAACCCTCCGAATAATATTAAGTTGATGCCACCAAGTGCCAAACCTGCTAACCCTACCATCATAAATGTTAAACCTACCCAGCTCATCAGTTCGCGCTGCTTGTTCATCCGCTCCCAATCTTTCTGTTGTAGATACTGGTATGCTACTTCGATCTCTGCGTCTCTTAATTGCTGTTCAGTTTGCTTGTTCATTATACTAGTTCCTTTATTGCTAATAGAATTGAGTGTGACCGACTATTGGCCGCTCTAAGCATGCTGTCTAAAAGACGGTTAGCGGCCTCTTTATTACCGTGGTTGATATTCATTAAGGCCATATTGACACCGCGCTGGTCTGCTTTGCTTAACTTGCTAATTAGATTATCCATTGTACTGCCTCTGTGTTTGTTTGCTTGATGGGTCTATTATAGAGCGTTGTCATTCTGTGTCAAACTTATAGCCATTTATTTAACTTATAATGATGTTGACCTCTATTGATCTGGTGAATGCCTACTATCTATTATGCGCGCCCGCGTGCGAATACTACACAGCTATATAATTGTCAATATATTGAGGTGACTGGTTAGGCTTTATTGGTCACAGTAGTACCCACTAGCACACTCTCTCATGACCTGTACAGAATCATTGGTGACTCGATCGTCTCTGCTGGTCACAGACTGCACTGGCTTTACTGTCAGCTGTGTGCTATAGAGGGACGGGGGAGGGGCTGGGATCGCTGGAGTTGTTACTGTACCCGCAGAGATACTAAAAAGGGTCAATTTAGACTATTAAGTCAAGGCTCTAATAGGTTATAACTATATAGTCTAAGTAGTTGATTGTAAAGAACTAAAAAAGCGACTGCGGAGACGCTAATACCTACTGAAATCCGCCAGAGAAGGGACAGGGTAGGTGTTAACAAGCAGTGGAATATGCTAACAAACACAAGAATCTTAGACGAATCCACTTAAATTAACAATAACAGTAAATAATGCTTGACTTTTGTTAAAAAATATGCTATAATAGACTATATAGAACAAACAACGCAAGAGATGCTAAAGCTTTAGAGTTCTAGAGTTCGCTAACACTGAAGAAGAGTACAACTAATAATCACACTTCGTCCTTACAGCGAACTCTAGCACTCTAAAGCTCTAGCATTTCTTGCATCGCTAACGAATCTCTAGAGAGAGGCAACTCAGTGACCACTAAGAAATTAGGTAGACCCAAGAAAGCTAAAGTAGATAGTGTTACTAAAGGTAAACGTAATGCTGTTGGTAGACCTAAAGGTGACGCTTCTATAATCAACGACTACAAAGCAAGGATGTTAGCATCGCCTAAGTCTAGGAAGGTGTTAGACAGTATTCTTAATGCAGCGTTAGACGATGATCACAAGAATCAAGCAGCAGCGTGGAAACTATGTATGGATAGATTGTTACCTGTTAGCTACTTCGAGAAGGACAAGGTTAACGGTGGACAGAACAGCATTAACATCTCTATTACAGGTGTTGGTGGCGAAACCACTGTTATAAGTGGACCAGATACACCCATTGAAGGGGAATACACTGATGTTTAACATTAACAACGATTTAGACTATTTTACTAAAGAAGAGTTTGATTGCCAGTACTCAGGTGAGAACGAGATGAGCGATGACCTCTTGTTAGCTGTTGACTTGTTAAGAGGTAAGTGTGGATTCCCTTTCGTTATTACGAGTGGTTATAGATCAAAAGACCACCCCATTGAAGCAAAGAAAAAACAGGAGAAAGCAGGAACACATGCCCAAGGTATTGCCGCAGATATTAAAGTTACAGATGGTACACAGCGTTATAAGATTGTTGAAGAAGCCATTAAGATGGGCTTTACGGGAATTGGAATTGCTGGTAGCTTTGTGCATGTTGACATCCGCGACCTTGACGGTAATGAGTCTCCTGTAATGTGGACTTACTAATATGCCTATGACCTTAGAGCCTTTTGATTACAAGAAGCACAAACCTCAAGACGTAGGCTTAGGAGGCCCATCTACAGAGTATTTAATTACTGTAGACTCTCCAGAAGGAGGTGTTATGGTTATACCTTCTATTTGGTGGGACGGTGATGGAAAACCTAGGTTAATAGAAGACCAAGAAGAAGCCGTGTTGTTAGCTCAACAGTATGAAAAAACGACCAGCAAACAGTTTCCTCGTTTTGCACCTAAAGCATACAAAGAAGCAGATACTTTTGCACAAAAGCGTTCTAAAGCAGGTGGTGCTTCTAGTAGCAATTTAGCCAGAGACATGAAAGAAGAGCAAGCTAAAGCAGCTAAGACGTTTAAGGAAGCTCTCTAGTTGGCTGACTTAAATATATCCTTGTTGCCGTGGCAGCAGGAAGTCTGGGACGACCCCGCTAGATTTAAGGTTATAGCTGCTGGCAGACGTACAGGTAAGTCTCGTCTAGCTGCTTACAAGCTCATTGTAGAGGCGTTAAGCTCCACTAAAGGTCAGGTGTTCTATGTTGCCCCTACACAGGGTCAGGCTAGGGACATTATGTGGCAAGCGTTGCTAGAGATTGGACACAGTGTTATAGCCTCTAGCCACATTAACAACCTACAGATAAAGTTTATAAATGGTGCTGTCTTAGCTCTAAAGGGTGCAGACAGACCAGAAACGATGCGTGGTGTTAGCCTCAAGTACTTGGTTATGGATGAGTACGCTGACATGAAGCCAGAGGTCTGGGAGCAAATCCTGCGTCCTGCGCTTGCGGATCAGAAGGGTGGAGCTATGTTCATTGGTACGCCAATGGGTCGTAACCACTTCTACGAGTTATACACATACGCTAGTGTTGGTGACGACGAAACCTTTAATGGTTTTCACTTCACGAGCTACGACAACCCGCTATTGGACGCTGACGAGATAGAAGCTGCTAAGAAGTCTATGTCTTCGTTCTCCTTTCGTCAGGAGTTCATGGCATCTTTTGAGGCAATGGGCGGTGAGTTATTCAAAGAAGAATATGTTAAGTTTAGCGAAGAGGAGCCTACTGATGGTGAGTATTACATTGCTGTTGACTTGGCAGGCTTTTCTGAGGCGGGTAAGAATACCACCAAGACTAGCAGACTTGACGCGACAGCTATTGCGGTTGTTAAAGCGAACACTGAGGGCTGGTGGGTTGCTAATATCATACATGGCCGCTGGGGCGTTGAAGAGACCGCTCGAAGAATCTTTGAGGCAGTTAGAGACTATAAACCAATCTCAGTCGGCATCGAGAAAGGAGCGTTAAAGAACGCTGTCCATCCGTACCTCAACGACATTATGAAGAAGAACCAACGCTTCTTTAGAGTGGAAGAGCTTACACACGGCAATAAGAGAAAGATTGATAGAGTTGTTTGGGCGTTACAAGGACGCTTCGAGCATGGTAACATAACGCTTAACAAGGGTGAGTGGAACAGCAAGTTCTTAGATGAGTTGTTTCAGTTCCCTAACGTACTAGTCCACGACGACTTGATAGATGCATTAGCGTACATTGACCAGTTAGCTAAGGTTGCTTACGCTATGGACTATGAAGAAGAAGACTACGAATTCCTAGACAAATACGCAGGGTATTAACTATGCTAGATACAGAAGACGAATTTAACATTGAACAAACTCTTGAAGACTGGGTTATGGCTAAGTGTGACAACTGGCGAGACCACTACGAGGATAACTACTCACAGAGGTTTGATGAATACTACCGTCTATGGCGTGGACAATGGTCTGCTGAAGATCAAGGACGTTTAACAGAACGATCTAAGATTATTTCTCCTGCACTCCAACAGGCAGTAGAGTCGTCTGTAGCGGAGCTAGAGGAAGCTACCTTTGGCCGTGGTAAGTGGTTTGATATTAAAGACGACATCCACGATCAAGACCAGCAAGACATTGTTATGCTTCGTAACCACTTAGACGATGATTTTAAAAAGAACAAGATACGCAAGAGTGTGGCAGAGTGTTTGATTAACGCTGCTGTGTTTGGCACTGGTATTGCTGAAGTAGTACTAGAGTCAGAAAAAGAGATGGCTCCAGCAACACAGCCTGTTATGGGTGGTGAGCTACAAGCAGTAGGTGTTACGATTAAAGACCGTACATGCGTTAAACTACGCCCTGTAATGCCTCAGAACTTCCTTATAGACCCTGTAGCTACGTCTGTAGACGACGCACTAGGGTGTGCTGTAGACGAGTTTGTAGCACACTTTAAAGTACAAGAGTTGCAGGAAAGTGGTGTATATCGTGACGAAGACATTTCCGAAGCTGCTACTGACTTTGAGATTGAACCAGACTCAGACCTCAGTTCCTTTGGTGAGGACAAGGTTAGACTAACTAAGTACTACGGTCTAGTGCCTCGTCACTTGTTAGAAGTTGCTATGGCAGAAGAGAACTCAGAAGACGAAGAGTTTGTTGAGTTTGACGAAGAGGAAGACGACTCTTACTATGTAGAAGCAGTTGTTGTTATTGCTAACAGGGGTGTCCTGCTCAAAGCAACTAAGAATCCTTACATGATGCAAGACCGTCCTATCGTGGCATTCCCATGGGATGTAGTCCCTAGCCGCTTCTGGGGTCGTGGTGTGTGTGAGAAGGGTTATAACTCACAGAAGGCGTTAGACACTGAGCTACGCGCACGTATTGACGCTCTAGCACTTACTATACACCCTATGATGGCAATGGACGCTAGTCGTATGCCTCGTGGCGCTAAACCAGAGATTCGGCCAGGAAAAGTTATTCTCACTAACGGAAACCCTGCTGAAATCCTACAACCTTTTAACTTCGGTCAAGTAAGTCAGGTCACCTTTGCTCAAGCACAAGCTCTACAAACTATGGTTCAGACGGCAACGGGCGCTATTGATAGTGCTGGTATTGCTGGTTCTGTTAACGGAGACGCTACTGCTGCTGGTGTTTCTATGTCGCTTGGTGCAATCATCAAACGTCATAAACGCACTCTGATTAACTTCCAAGAAGCTTTTATCATTCCTTTTGTAGAGAAGGCAGCTTGGCGTTACATGCAGTTTGAGCCTGAGATGTATCCAGTAGCTGACTACAAGTTCCATACTTCTAGCTCCTTGGGTATTATCGCCCGTGAGTACGAGGTTACACAGCTTGTACAGTTGCTACAAACTATGTCTCCAGACACGCCTATGTACCCACAGCTAGTTATGTCCATCATTGATAACATGAACTTGTCTAACCGTGAAGAGTTGATTGCTACACTACAGCAGGCTAACACGCCTAACCCAGAGCAAGAGCAAGCAGCACAGCAGGCACAGCAGCAAGCACAACAAGCTCAAATGGCCTTCCAAGCGTCACAGACGGCTGCACTCAACGGACAGGCTAAAGAGTCTGATGCTAGAGCTGGTAAGCTTTCTATGGAAGCACAGGCTATACCACAAGAGTTAGAGATTGATCGTATTAAGGCAGTAACCACTAACTTACAAGTGGGAGATGCAGACGACAAAGAGTTTGAGAGACGTATTAGAGTCTCTGAGCAGCTTCTCAAAGAACGTGGCATAGCGGTACAAGAGAACAGAGCAGTCCCTGCGCCAGCACCTGCTCCTATGGCTCCAGCAGCTCCAGCAGCTCCAATGCCTCCATTAACACCTCAACCACCACAAGGGATTGTATAACATGGTCACTACTAGAGATTTAGAGCACGTTGTAGCACAGGTAAATGTTCAGTTTGAGACGCTTCAGAAGAAGATAACTAAACTAGAGGAGGAGCTAAAATGCCAAAGCCAAAGCCAAGGCAAGGTAAAGCCAAAGTCAAAGTAACCGCTAGTGGCAAGAAGGTAAGCTTCGGACAAGAAGGTAACGCTAAAGACGGAGGCCCTCGTGTAAGAGCGGGGACTTCTAAAGGTGACAGCTACTGTGCCAGAAGTCTAGGTATTAAGAAAGGCTTATCTAAGAAACAGCAGAACGATCCTAACACACCTAATAACCTATCGCGCAAGAGATGGAAATGCTCAGGCGCTAAATCAAAGAGGAAGTAGTAATGCCAACATATAATAAAGCAAGCTTAGCTAAGAAACCTAAAGCAAAGAAAGGAAATAAAACAATTGCAGGAGGTAGTGACGGTGATGGCAGTGGAGGCTCAACAAAAAAGAATCCATTGTCTAAAAGACCTGTTAAGAAAGTACCTATTAAGAGACCGTCTGTTAAGAAGGAAGAAGTTGCAAAAAAGAATAGAGTAGTGTTTGAGCCTTTAAAAAAAGAGACTACAAAGAAAGCTCCTATTGAACGAAAAAAGCCCCTGCCTAAGCGAGGCCAGCGCGCTGCTAGAGCAATGCGTAAGTGAAAGGTCAGACACATGGTGGTAAAGGTAGCACTACTAGAAATACTGACGCTGCTAAGTTCTCAAGCAACTGGGACGCTATATACAGCAAACCAACTAAGAAGTCAAGTAAAGATAAGAAATAACGCTTGACTTTCTTATACTAATATGTTATAATAGGTAGGTATACTACTTACTAACCGCTGTCCTTAGGGAGAAACAGTATGATTGAACCAGAATTAGAGTTGTATTACCGTAATCTGCGTCAGATGTTTATGACTGAAGGTTGGAAAACCTTTATTGAAGACGTTAAAGCTAACGCTGAATTGGTAAACTCAATAGAATTTAGCAAGGATATAGAGGACTTGTACACCCGTAAGGGCCAATTGCTTGTCATGTCTAATATCCTGAACCTAGAGAATCAAATAGATATTGCTGAGAAGCAGCAGCTAGAGAGCGAAGACTAGTGGCTTTACTATTTGATTTTAAGTGCGAAGACGATCATATGACTGAACGCTTCGTATCTACCGACACATTAGACATACCATGTTTAGTATGTGGCAAACTGTCTAAGAAAGTACTAACAGCTCCGCGCATCAAGTTATGCCCTCTTAATGGTGACTCACCAGCAGCCACCCGCAAGTGGGAGAAGAACAGAGCGCAGAAGTTAGCACAAGAGCGTAAGGCTAACTCCTAACCGAATCCTTACATAACACATCTCCACAATGAGAATACTCACGGAG